GATCATAATTACTATCTTAAACTCGTAGATGAGGCATTGCAGGATATTTCAGTATATGGTGATGCCGAGTGGTTCAGATCTGATGATGGATATTCTGGATGTGAGTATGATGAGGATGGAGTTCCTATCTATCCTGAGGAAGCTGAGTTTTCGCAAAAATAACAACTTCTTTAGTGGAAAGGAGGATTCTAATATGGATAATAGAGTAGATATTTGTAATCAGCTTATACTATTAGCAGATATGAGCACAGAACAAATACTTGGCAAAGGAGGATTTATTGATCAGTATAGTACTTTAGCAACTATGCTGTCAGATGATAATTTGACTTTATCAGTACAAGTATTAGGGTATATCGAAAAGCTAATGGAAGTATTGCATGAAGGGAAGATTTTACGAGAAAACATAGGAAAGAATCTGAAATAATTAGAAGAGGCTTAGGCCTCTTCGCTTTTGAAAGGAGGAAAACTATGTTAAAAAGAGAACATTATTGTGAAGTTTGTCAGCATTATCAGATATGTAATTTAAAGAAAAATACGAAAGATATCAATCTATTATACGCATGAACCAGATTATGGCACTTAATTCTTCAGATGATTTTGGAGTTACATTTTCATGCAAGTATTTTTCTAGCGAAACGAACAGCTCCTTTAGTGGAACTAATTGATTTTTTTTGAAAGGAGGAACTTATGGGTATAAAAGGAGAACCCTGGACAGAAGAGCAGAAAAAAGTATGTATTACGAGAGGAATAATTCTCGGATGCATCGTTATTGGATCTGGAGTTATTGGCTATAAGATTGGAATGAAACGAATGGCCAAATTAGCAATGGATGACGTTAACGACACTCTTGAGAAGTTATTTACTAATAATAGGTACAGATGTTTAGATGCCGCAGGAAAAATAACAGACAGTTACCTAGCTTTTGAATTAAAGAGATAGAGAGTTAAGAGCTGGTGGAAACACTGGCTCTATAACTTTTAGATTGCCGTTGAATGAAATGAAACCAATCTAGACTTTTAGATATTGCCGTTGAATGAAACGAAACCAATCTAAGCTTTTTTTTTGATATTTAAGAAAGGGGAAACATGGATTCAAAAATAGTTGAGGATGATGTAGTACAGATGATTATGTCTTATGGAAGATGTGCGGAAGATGCTTTCTTAGCTAGTAAAATAGATACTATGATATCTACTGGGTTATTAGGAGATATAGGATCTGTTACTGGTGAAAAGATCATTAACTTTATTAAGAATTATGAAATCAATTGACATTTTAAGCTGGAACTACCAGTAGTAGTTTCAGGTCTGTATCTAGACCTCGAAATATGGGGTTTAGATTATGGTCTGGTCTTACTACTAGTAAGAATAGGTTATAGCACTACTACAATTTGTAGTTGTACTTTTTAGGAAAGGAGGAAAATAATATGAACGACTGTGTAGAAATTGTAGCAACAATTAATTTCGGAGGACATGCTCTGGATGTTTATGATTCTTTGGATGAGCCGTTATTCAAAGCAGTTGATGTAGCTAAAATAATAGATTATAGCATGGGTAAAACTTGGAGAATGCTTGACTTGTGCGAGGATGATGAAAAGCTAAACCTACAAATTGTGGGTCTAGGTCAAAGAAGATGGGCTATGTTCGTCACAGAAATGGGTCTTTACAACATTTTATCACATAGCAGCAAGCCTATCGCACGAAAATGGCGTAGAGTTGTGCATCAGGAACTTATAGATCTACGTAGAAGTCGTAACCTCGATTTCGTACAGCAGATGCAGCAGTGGGGTTCGTTGATGGATGATATTTTCTTCGACGACGAAGGACGTATGTGGCAGTCTGTTACAGTTACTGGTGGGGACGTAGAGCAGAGAATATATAAAGGATAGGAAAGAAGGAATTATGCTAGATATTATTGAAGGGACTTTTAGATGTGATTTTTGCGGAGACAAATATTATATTACAGATGAACGGTATGATATTCAGCCAGTAATAAGTCATAAAAATTGTATAACGATTCCACCGATTAATATCTGTCGATCATGCTATAACAAAATTATGGATTACTTTGAAGACGGAGAATTTAAAAAAGAGGTTTGATGTTTATGAATGATATTTTCTTCGATGATGAATGATGTAGAACAGAAAATATATAAAGGATAGGAGGAATTATGCTAGATATTAATGAAGGAACTTTTAAATGTGATTTTTGTGGTAAAGTGAATAATATATCTGACGGACGATATGATATTCGATATGTTGGAATGGATCCACATCGCAATGCTATATCATCAATAAATACGATGTGCACTGAGTGCAATGATAAGATGATGATGTATTTTGTCAAGGAGAAATATGGTTCTAAAGACAAAGCATGTGATTTATCATTATTTAAACCAAGTTTTAAAGACTTTGACGAGGATGTTGAGGAGAATGATATTTCCAAACCATCGCATTATTGTGCAGGCCGTCAATATGAGCCAAAAGACGTAATACGTGATTGGGATCTTAACTTCAATCTTGGAAATGTGGTTAAGTATGTATCTCGTACTGGACGTAAAGGAGATGCTTTGGAAGATTTAAGGAAAGCGAAACAGTATCTCGAATTTGAAATTGAGGCTATGGAGAAAGACAATTAATGCTAGAGGAGAGGATTTTTAAACGAGTAAGTTCTGATTGGATTAACCTTATGACCAAATTGGAGCAGGATGGTGTTATAGACCATTGGATGATTGATAAAGTCTATAAAAATTGTAGACTTATTGATATTTCAGTTCACATACCTATTGACATGGTCGAACTGTTTGATAACATTGTTTTTAGATGAAAGGAGATAAGAAATGAGTAATATAGGAAATTTGGCAATTGAGGATGCACGTTTTATATTTAGAAATTTTGAGGGTAAGGAAGGCAAGTATAACAGGGCAGGAGATCGTAGCTTCTGTCTTGTGATACCTGACGAGGATATGGCTAACCAGTTATCTGAGGATGGATGGAATGTAAAAGCTCTTCCTGCTCGTGACGATGACGAAGAAGTAGTATATTATATTTCAGTATCAGTAAATTACCAGAATATTCCACCTGAGATCTACATTATTACACGTCATGGTAAGGAACTTATGACAGAGGATATGGTTGCATCGCTTGATTATGCTGACATTTTAACGGCTGACGTGATTGTGAGGCCATATAACTGGGAAGTTAATGGTAAGACTGGTGTTAAGGCTTACCTGAAGACTATGTATGTTACAATTCAGGAAGACGAGTTCGCTGCTAAGTATCAGTAATTATCAGTAATACTTACATTTGAGCTTCGCAATTAAAACAACGTCTTTAGTGGAACTAATTGATATTTTAAATGAAAGGAGATTAACATGAAAACATTTTTAGGATTTACGACTGGTTTATTAGCTGGAGCTATTGGAGGAACTGTAATAACTGGTATTTTGGTATCAGCAGATGAGACTTATTATAAGGCTCTTAAAAGCGTGTGGAATGGTCAAAAACCTGAGAAATCTGAAAAAAGCGATTATGATGTAAATGTTGAGGATTTAAGCAATTAGTACAGTTAAGAGCTGGTGGAAACACTGGCTCTTTAACTTTTAGATTGCCGTTGAATGAAATAAAACCAATCTTTAACTTTTTTATTGGTTTGATATTTGAAAGGAAAAATTATGTATCAATGGAGTGTTATAGAACTTCAAAATTATGGACCGATGAGATGTATTGGTGTGTATGATGACTTTGCAATTGCGCTTGGTCAGGCATTTTTAGAAATAAATGATACAATAGAATATCATTTTGATAATGGGTATTATGGTAGCGATGATTATAAGATATGTGCATTAGAAAAACTCGAATGTGATGCTGGAAGTTATATACGTTTGAATCTTTCAAAAACACAGTCAAATGATGAAGTATCTTTTATTTACTATTTATTATGTTCGGAAAAGAAAGGACTTAACGATGAGACTTAAACTGATGAAATGTGACGTGTGCGGTACAGTATATAATTTATCTAACAATTTACACATGGACATACGTATTTCTAAAAAACACACTGGTAAGAAGAGTGAATCTGTAGGGATTGATATTTGTCCATTGTGTAAGGATGAGATAATTAACTGGCTTGAAGATATGAAGGATGGGAGAAGTGAGGACTAGCATGAGGTGTGATATTTGTGGCGTGGGGTTTAAGTACGATAAAAACAATTTAAATACTATTGTATTTTGTAGTGAGAAAGAAAACGGCAAAAAGTCATTCGATTCATACAACAGGCATTATACTTGTTGCGTAAATTGCATGTCAAAGTTCATGGAGTTTCTTTATAGAAATCAGATGGATAATGACTGCTAGAATGCCCCTGTGACCGCGTATATGGCGTTTTAAGAGGTTTTATGATATTTAGCAAGGAAGAGTACACTAAAATAGCTAAAATCGCTCTACGGGCCGTATACGAGGTCTCAGAGGGGTCTGTATTATTTTAGATATTTTTAGAAAATATAGAAAGGAGATTGATATTTATGTGTAATAATTATGAATATGTTGTTACTTGCCCAGTGTCAGGCATACATTCTCGTAAAAAACCATCCAAGCAATGCGCTATTGATATTCTAGAGTATCTAAAAGGACATAAAAAGTATTTAGAAGAACCAAATTATGGAAATGATAAGGATTGGGGGTGGGGATTAATATGATTTGTGATATTTGCGGAGAAGAATACAAGTACGATATTGAGAATACTCCAAATATAGAAATTCATGATGAAATGAATCATAGTGATCCTGTTAGAAAAGAAGATCACCCATTCAAAATTATGGCTGATCAACAGACTTTAGGTGTTGTTAAAGAGATAATAAAGGAGGCAAATAAAGATGATCTGTAAGTATTGTGGTGATGAAATTACGAGTAAAAATGATTTCGATAGATTTATTAAAAATCGATTTAATATTAATATGTGTGACAAATGTTTAGAAGAATATGAGAAACAGTTACGTGATTTGAAAAGAAGGAGGATTGATATTTATGATTTGGGAAATGAACGATTGTAATGTGTGCGAGCATAAAGAAGTATGCAAAAAAATAGATACTTACAAAGATTGTATAGAGGCTATGAGGGCTAGAGATGATCAATCTAAGTGGGATAAATTTGCAGGTCGTATTATGTGCCAACATTATATTCCTGGAAATTCGCCGCGACGTTAAAGGAGGTATAATATGCAACTTTATGATCATCAGAAGAAAGCTCTTCATAATATGAAAAATGGATGTATTCTTAATGGTGGAGTTGGTAGTGGTAAATCTATAACCGCTTTGGCTTACTATTACAAATGTTACGGCGGAGATATTACTACAAACCCAGTAACTGAGATGAGTAAACCAGCAAACTTATATATCATCACAACAGCTCAGAAACGTGATAAGCTTGAGTGGGATGGTGAATTATGTTATTTTTATATGTCTCGTAATGGGGATTGTAATATTTATGATAATGCTATTTACATTGATTCCTGGAATAATATTCAAAAGTATACCGAAGTGTCAAATGCGTTCTTTATATTTGACGAGGATAGAATTTGTGGGTCAGGCGCTTGGGTTAAGGCATTCTATAAGATTGCTAAGAAGAATCAATGGATTGTACTGAGTGCCACGCCAGGAGATTGTTGGGCTGATTACATACCGATATTTGTAGCGAATGGGTTCTACAAAAACAAAACAGACTTCGAGAGGGAACATATTGTGTGGTCGAGGTATTGTAAGTTCCCTAAAATTGATAGATATGTTAACACAAGACGTCTTGAGAGACTCAGGGATTGTGTTCTAGTTGACATGGAATTTGAGAGACATACAAAGCGTATAAACGAGTTTGTGAACGTAGACTATGATCAATACATGTATAGACGAGTTATGAGAGATCGTTGGAATGTGTTCGAGGATTGGCCGTTGGTAAACGCTTCAGAACTGTGTTATACTTTACGCCGGGTGGTAAATTCCGATGAAAGTCGTAGAGAAGCTGTGTTGGATATTTTCTCTGAACATCCAAGATCTATAATCTTTTATAATTTTGATTATGAGCTTGAGCTCCTTAGGGATTTAGATTACAGTGCTGCTTTGGGTGGTCCTGATGTAATTGTACATGAATGGAACGGCCATAAACATCAGGAAATACCCGAGAGTCCGTTTTGGGTGTATCTAGTACAGTATACTGCTGGTTGCGAGGGTTGGAATTGTATAAAGACTGATACTGTGATATTTTTCTCACAAAATTACTCTTACAAGGTTCTAGAGCAAGCTAGTGGACGAATAGACAGACTTAATACTGCCTTTCTTGATTTGTATTACTTTCATCTTGTGTCTAAAGCGCCTATTGATATTTCAATACGAAGAGCCCTTGATAGGAAACAGAAATTCAATGAAAGGAAGTTTGTGGAATGGTAGGATTATTTGTAGGAGGTGATTGATTTAATGGCTGATTGTTTTATAGCTGGAATATTTATACTTATAATAATTGTCAGTATTCTTATTGCTGTGTCGATTTTTGACTATTGGAGGTAATTGATATTTATGGAGTATGAAAATACTTTGGCAAAATCTGAAATTAAAAATTTAATGAGCAAGCTTAATTTATCGAATAGACAATGTGCTAGTGTTTTAGGAATAACTGATAAAGCATTTGCAAATAAGTTATCTAGAGGATCCTTTAGCTTGGGTGATTACCTGATCCTCCTAAAAGGTTTTAATTTGTATGCTACATACATCGATTTAAATGATTATGATTAATGAGGAGGTGATTGATATTTATGGAAGATTTAAAAGAGGAAGACGTTAAAAGCATTGCAAATGTTATTTGTGAAAATATTAAATCTTTAGAAGATGCCATTGCTATTAGTAAATTATTTAACATCAATGAGGAGGATTGAGAAATGATATTTGGAAACGTACTTATAATTTTGGCAGCATATGTTATTGGATTGTCAATATTTTATGGGATATTTATAGAAATGTATGACAGAGAATTACTTGGTAGTATGAAATTATGGGCTGTGTATGTTCTTATATTTATATGGCCGATAACCATGATTGCTGGTGTTATATTCTTTGTATTTAACATTTTATCAATTGTTGGTAGATGGATTGGTCAGGTTTTTTCAGATACACTTGATTGGTTAAAGGATTAAAAATTGCATAAAAAATAGACTTTGGGAGAGGACAATGACTAGAGAAAAACGTACTATTAATAACAATAAAACTTTGGGAAATTGGGACGGTATTAGAGTATTAGGATCTTTAGAGAGTGATGCTTTGAAAACCAATGATGATAGATTTAAAAATGCCAGGAAATGGTTTAATACTCCTTCATATTATCAATCTAAAACCGGTCGTTTAACTGGCGGAATGAGAGGAAAATGTAAAAAGGAGGGTTGATATTTTGCTTGGTTTATTGGTTGGAATGGTGATTTTATATGGTATTTTATTAGCTTTAGACAGGTCTACAGACGGGTTTAACAGCATAAATTTGATCGAAATTATTGCAATTATTGTGGTTATTTTCGTCATTTTTACTATATATTATCTTGAAATTGTGTGATTTGGAAGGGGTGAAAGATGCTTGATTTTTTAGCTTTTTTAGGATTAATTTATGTATTTTTTATAATAATTTTGCTAATTTTGTCAAATCGACGTTAAAAAATTGCTGGCCAGTTTTGGGACAGAAAAGTGGCCACAAAGTGGGCAGAGGCCAGTTTTTAGCTAAAAATAGCGATTTTTGACGTTTTTGACAATTTTTGAGTGTCTCATTTTTGGATACGTTTTTGAAATTGGCCAAAAAAAAGTGGCCAATTGGCCAGTTTTGAGGTTCAAAAGTGGGCAGCAAATGTCCCGTTTTACGGGAATTTATCTCATTTTTAAATACGAAACCTTAAATTGGCCGCTTTGCCCACTTTTTTTTTATATTAGCGTGAGAAAAAAAACACTTATTTTAAAAGAGTTTTGCCAAAAAAAGTGGCCTTTTGGCCAGTGTATCCAAAAATGAGACAAATTTAAAAACGTATCCAAAAATGAGACAAATTGAAAAAGAGGTGATTTTTTAATGATTTTTATTGTTGGGGTTGTTCTTTTGATATTTGCAATTGCAAACAATGCTCCTTTATGGGGAATAGCCGGAGCAATACTTATTAATGATTCATTGACGTTATACGAAACAATAACTAATCAAAAATTTAGATTAAGTGTTTTGGATAGTATTTCAAAGTTTATTGAAAGTTTAGAGTAGAAAGGAGAATTGATATTTATGGAGTATGATAATATACAAGCTCGAGCTCTAATTAAAAAGTTAATGTACGAATATGAATTGACAAATAAAGAATGTGCTATAATGTTGGGAATATCTGATAGCTCATTTAGAAATAAGCTATCAAGAGGAACTTTTAAGTTATCTGAATATACTAAGCTATTAAAGTGTTTAAATGTAAAAGTCGTATATTCGGATGAGAATTAAGGAGAAGACTGATGAAGGACAGACTAAAATTACTATGCTTGCTAATAACATTGGGACTTGTGGAACTGACTGTTGTATTAGCTTTAATATACGAGGAGCTTTTAAAACTTGAAATAATTTAAAAGATTATATGGGGTGATTTAATGACAAAATTTTTAATTACGCAAAATAAGGATGAAATTATAAACATATCGAAAATAACATCTGTCAAGGTAAATGGTAATTCCATAGTCGCTGATGTTTTGTGTAGCATTAAAGAAATAGGGGTTTACGAGAGTAAGGACGATGCAGAGAGAGAATTTAATCGTATTATGAATGAGATGGTAAATGGTTTTAAAATAATATGGCTAAATTGATATTTTAAAAATTCGCGAAAAAAACAAGGCCTTTAATAGAGAGAGAGTGAAAAGTGAGTTATAACGCCCACTTTAGCTTTTGATATTTTAGGCTTTTAAAA